ACCAAGCGTTCTAAGCGTTCTAAGCGTTCTAAGCGCACCAAGCGTCACTCCAAGCGTCACTCCAAGCGTCACTCCAAGCGTCACTCCAAGCGTCACTCCAAGCGTCACTCCAAGCGTCACTCCAAGAAGTCTAAGCGTTCTAAGAGTTCTAAGCGTGCTCACTCCAAAAAGCATTAAATAAAATATTTATTTAAATATTTGTAATATTATTTTTTATAATTTAAATAAAGTTATAAAAAATATTTCTATTTGTTTTTCTTATCAAGATATTTTTTTATTTTATAAGCATTTAATTGACAAAAAGTATCACTTATATCATCTTTTTTATCTGAATTTTTTACAAAAATGTAATCCAATATTTGTTTTGAATTTATTACATTTATATTATCATTTATTTTTTTATTAGTTAAAACAGAAAGAGTGAAATCACAAGCCCATTTTTTTCTTTCATTTTTTGTAATTTTTCTTACAATTTTCTTTTTTTCATCAAAAACGTTTTTAGGTAATCCTAACATTATATATTTGTTTCTAGATGGAAATACAATAATTTCTTTAGAATCAAGATACTGAAAAGTAAACCAAGAAATACAGTGTTGTTCTACTCTTTGTGCCATAGGATTAGTTTTTAATTGTTGTTCAATTATAATAGTATCAACAGTATCCATTAATTTTTTATGTGTATCTAAAAAATATGTAAAATTTATAAATGTTTGTAGGTCAAATAAAGCACCTTTTTTATCAGATAAATTTAATTTATCTACAAAAATACAATCACCAACTTGACATATATCATCTACTATTTTTTTATATGTTCCAATAGCTAAACCATTTTGGTCATACCTTTTTTCAGATTTAGATAAATTATGTTTTTTTATAATTTCTTCAATATCATTTTCATTAAATTCTTCTAAAAAAAAAGCAGTATTATGCACACCTATATCAATTGATAATACTCTCATTTTATAAATGAAAGTATATATTTAAATAAAATTAAAAAAAGAATAAAACAATAAAAGAAAAAAAGATAAAATAATAAAATGATAAAACTAAATAATATTTTTTCTGATGAAATTGTAGTAAGAAATGAAATCGACAAGTTGATAAATTATTGTAATCTTATTTTAGGAGATAAACATTTATTTGATGATTTTGAATTAAGTAAAGAGGAAATTAACATTCATATAAAATTTATAATTGATAAATTAAATTATTATTGTTATATTTTAGAAAATATAATAAATAAAAAAGTTGAAATAGAATATAAAGAGTATGAAATATTTTTATCAAATACAACATTTGAAGAAATGTTTGATTTATTTTTAATGAAAGATTTTCATATTATAAATAGTGTAGAAATAACAATAAGTTTAGAAGAACTACTAGATTAATAATATTGTTTATATTGTATTGGTATTTTATTTTTTTCTTGTTGTTCAATATAATCATTTTGTTGTTTTACATGTTTAAGTCCGTTTAAATATTTAATTCTTGGATCATAAGCTAAAAATAAACTTTGAGCATAAGGAATATATCTAGGATCTTTTAACATTAAATTTGAATAATCAAGATTATTAAAAACATGTTGTCCAGGAGATATTGTAAATCTTAATAAAGAAGTTCTTGGAACAACATTAAATGAATGATGATAATCGTTAAATTTTGTATAATCTGCATTATATACATCAAAAGGGGAAGTTTGTTCTCTATATTGAATTGACATATTTAATATAAAAATTGATTTTTATAATTATATAAATATAAATAATAATTAAAAAAAAAAGTTATATTTAAAATGTCTGAAAATTCTAATACAGAAATTAATGATAATTTTCAAAATAAATGTTATTGTGAACATAAACTAACAAAAAAATCAAAAGAAAAATATAAAACTGTAAAAATAGATGAAAATATTAAAGGAAAAGCAATACGAATATCAAAAGGCAGTTTTGGAAAAGTATATAAGGTATTAGATATTGATTTATCTAAAAATGAAATAAAAAATATACTACCATTTGCACAAAAACATACACATATTTTTGAAAAAGATGGAAATCTAATTGGACAAAATTTAAAAGAAATATCAATTGGATATAAGCTATATAAGTCGCCCAATTATTTAAAACAAAATAAAAATTTACAAGAATTTACTAATATTATAATCAATGAAAAAGATGAAATTGTAAAATCTAAATATATATTGAATATGCCTTTAGCGGATATGACATTTTTAGATGTTATCAATCTAGATATATCAAAAAAAGAAAGAATATATTTATTTTTTCCTATTTTTGCACAGATTATTAAAGGTATATCTCATATACATTCTAATTATATTTGTCACGGTGATATAAAACCAGAAAATATACTTGTTTATGGAGATAAAATTAAAATTGAAAATGGAAATATTTATGAATATTTAAGTTCTGCATTATTTAAAATTTCAGATTATGGTGGTATTAATATTGAATATAATATTACTATGGATAAAACATCAACTTTATATTATAGAGCTCCTGAATGTTTTTTAAAAACAGATGAAAAATTTAAAAAAACAATAAAAGATAAATATGGACCTTTTAATGACGTCTGGAGTATTGGAATAATGATGTTGGAATTTTTAACAAAAAAAAATTTAATATCAAATCTTATAAAAAAAAATTCAAAAATGAAAGAAAAAGAATTCTTAACTAGATTTTTTAATTGTATGAAATCAGTAGATATTTCTTTTTTAATGAAAAATAATGGTTATGATTTAAACGATAAAGTTGTAAAAAAAATTTGTGATATAATAGAGTTAATGTTGATGAAAAAAATAGAAGAAAGAATCAATATATATAATTTATCTATTTTTATAAATTTTTATATTGAAAAAAAATTTTCAAGTTTAAATACTATACCCTTGTGTAATAATATTATAGAATATCCAAATGATGTTATACCAAATTTAATTAATTTAAAATCTAGAAAATATGCTATAGACGAGTTTAATAATTTTTTACTACAAGAATACGATGAATATAATATTTATCTTTACAAGCAATATTTACCACTTGGATTATTACTATTTGATAGATTTATAAGTAAAGGTTTTTTTAAAAATTTAGAAAATGATAATGAGGGACATTCGTCCCGAATCCTGTCTCCTACGAGACCTATGTCCCCGATGGGGTCCATTGATAAAAATTATCAAGAAAATCTTAATGACATTTATAAAAAAATATTATTTGAATGTTATTATATTGCAAGTAAATTTTTATTATGTGATATGGATATATATTTTATTATTGATTATTTAAAAATAGATGTTGATATTATTCATAATGATATAATTGAAATTATAAATTTAATGGATTACGATATTTATAGACCAACTATCCTTACATATTTAAATAAGGAAAATGATGATATATATCATTTAAAGTATATTATCGATTCTGCAATAAATCTTTTTTGTGATACAGAAAAAATAAATACAAATTATAAAAAAAGTGTTGAATGGATAAGTGATATCATTGAAAATGAAAAATATATTGTTGAATCTGAATCGTCCATTTGTGAATTAATTAATGATAAACATACATCAATAATAAATTCTACTGATTCTATAAACTTTTTACAAAATGAAAATATATCTAAACCAAAATTAGAAAGACAAATATTGTAATTATTTAAAACTATTTAAACATACTTTTTTAATAAAAATGAAAAACTTTCCTGATAAATTACAACCAAAGTATAGAACTTTATTTACAGAACTTAGTTTTAATGAATCTTTGGAAAATTGGAGAAAAAAAATATACTTGTATATATTATCAAATGATGGAAGTGGTTTAGACTTATGTGTTGATAATAAACCAATTGATAAAAAAATTATTAATTGTTTAAGATTAGAATTATCTTCTCTTGGTTGGAAAACTCAACTTGGATATAATGGAACTGTTTTATTTATATATGAAAATGAAATTGAAATTGAAAAATATAAACATATTTTATGTGAAGATATTTTTGAATAAAAAACTTATAAATTATATAAATTGAATTTTATAAAAATTGATTTTTTTATAAAATTTTTAATTTATATGTAACAAATAATTTGTTACATAAAATATTAAAATGTCATTCTGTTGCGCTCTAACAAAATATAGACAACCTTGTAAAATGAGAGTTTCCTCAAATTCGCAACTTTATAACGGAGCAAGGGTGTGTCATGTTCATCAAAAATCTATAAATAATAATCAATTAGTTTTAAGAGAACAAAATCAGGAAGAGTCTATTGAAAATATTTCTCAATCATTAGTTCAATATTCTGTTTATGAAGGAAATATTGAAAATAATGTGTTTATTAACACAAAAAGATGCAGTTCAAAAACAAAATCAGGATGTAGATGTACAAAAAAAACAAGTAATGAATCTGGTGTTTGTCATGTTCATCAAAAATTAATGAAAAAAGATGAAATAAAAGAAGTATCAGATAAAATTTTGTTTATGATAAAATCACCATCTATAAATTATAAAATAGATAGACAGAAAGATAATTGTTTTGTATGTTTAGAAGATTGTGAAAAAAGATTAAGTTGTGGTCATTTTATACATACACATTGTTTATTAGATATTTTGCAATCAAATGTAAAAAAAAATTACAGAGTATTTGAATATAATAATGAATATTTTATTATAACAAATTGTTTATATTGTAAACAAATTTCAATTGTAAAAAATATACAAATGACTGATAGATTACAAACTATGTTTATTACAAGAAAAAAATATGATCCAAAAAGAAATAAAATGAGAATAAATAATACTACTATTTCATATTATTTTAATGAATTATTTCTAAGTTATGATACATATGAAACAAAAGAACATTATCAACAAATTGAAATAGAGTTTATGGATGATTTAAAACAACTGGTATTTGATAATTTTGCTACAATTGTTTTTGATAATTATATTTTACAAAAAAACATTTTGAAAATACCTTCTAAATATGAAACTTTAAATAAAGATGTAATTTTAAAAAATATAAATAATACAATTGAAAACACACTATATACTAAATTTTTATATAAAAAAATAGAGAATAAATTAGAGACATTTGTTTCTATATTGGAAAATGTAGTTAATAAAATTATTCAAACAGATAATGTTCAAGATGATTTATTAAATTTAGTTAATATTTTTTAATTTAAATTTTTTAAATGAAATAAAAATTGAAAAATATTTTATTATTATTATTATCAATATAATAATAATATTCTACTATAAAAAAAATGAGTAGTTATGATGAATTGTTTTTAAAAAATTATTCATTTTATACTTATGTATATATTATTTCAAATATAGAAAAACAAAATAAAAAATCTATTGAAACATTTGATAATATAACACCTGATTTATATAACGGTAAAGATAATTTTAATATACAACTATTTGATAAAATATTAAATGAAGAATTTCTAGATAATAATAAACTTGAATGTATCACTATGTTTATAGATTATTTGTTATATTGGACAAATAAAAATGTATCAGTTGATGATAATAAAAAAAGATATAAATTTCTTTCTTATTTTACAAACAATATTGATCAAGTTATTACTAATCTAAATTATAAAAATGTTGAAAGTGCAGAAGGTTTTATTGTGTTTTCTGATTTTTTAAATTTAAAAAATAAATTAGTAATAAAAACTCCAAGAGATGACACAGATGTAAGATATCTTTTATTTGAATACTATATAGGTTATAATTTTATTAATAAACTCAGAGAAAAAACACCTAATTTCATGTATACATATGGTATATTTATGTGTAATCCGATACTTGAAAAACAATCCATATTTTCAAGTAATATGGTTTTAAGTAAAAATTTTTGTAAAAGTAATATGAAAAAAAATATATATGTATTGTTTGAAAAAATAGATGGTGTAACTTTACATGAATATATTCAAAAGATTACAAAAGAAGAAGAATTTGATAATATTGTTAATTATATTTTACAAATTATTTTATCATTATATATTGCACAAAAAGAAGGTGAATATGTTCATAACGATTTACATACAAATAATGTAATGATAAGAAACATTCCAAAGTCTTTTACGCATAAATATATAATAGGACAAAATAAATATTCTATAAACATTGATAAAATTGCTACTGTTATTGACTATGGAATGAATCGTTATGTTGAAAATGGTATTCCTCTTGGCACAAAAACTTTAAATAGATTAGGTTTTAATCCTTATAAAAATTGTACTTCAAATGATATGTATAAATTATTAATGAGCACATTATTAGGAATTATTGCTTTGTGTCATAATAATTCTAAAATTCATAAACAATTCACTAATAAAATTGATGAAACTATTGAATTTTTAGTTTCATTTTTTAGAGGTAAAATTGACTATAATAATGTAATTAAAAGCTGGGACATATATTTAAAGGATAAAAATACATCTAAACAGCAAATTAAACAAAATTATAAAGAATTTGTTTCTAATGTTAGAAAAAATATGGCAACTTATTTCTCACCTTATCCAACTGATATTGAATTTTATAATACTGTAACTCCTGAAAATTTTATTAAACATGTTAAACAAGGAAATTCTGCTTTATGGAATAAACACGTAACTGAAAATATTATTAATGAAAATGAAATTTATTTATCTTATATTAAACTATATAATCCGCATTTTAATAATCAAGAACTAGATGATTATACTTTTTCAAAAAATTATAATGATATATACATGACAAAGTATATTGAACAAAAACAAATATTTTTTAGATTATTTAATAAAGAATTTAATCATTATTTTAGTAAAGATTGTTTAATAGACCAAGAAAGTATGATTTTAAATTTTAATAATATTACTGATTGTAATAATATTTTAGATTTATTTAAATCTAAAAAAAGTGAATATGATATTGTTGAAAATTTTGAAAAGGAAACAGTTAAATATATTAAAGATTATTATGGAAACGATATTGATACTATCACCTTTTATATTGAACAAATGAATAATATTAACAATTCAATTAATAATATTTTATTATCTAAATTTGATAATCCAAAATTACAAATATCTATGGATTTTTTTACTGAAGATATAAAAAAAGAAATTAAAAAAATTCATAATTTTATATATTATTTTGAAAAATATTTATTTTTAACAACTTGTGCTATCGAATTAGATTCTGTTTACAAAAAATATTCAAATAAATTACAAAGTTTTAAAGAAAATTTTGATATTTTTTCTACAGATATGAAATTATTTGAAAGAACTCTTGTCTTATCTGATTATTTACAAAAATATTATAGAATTATAAACGAATTTTACTGCACAAGAATAGTTGAAGAAACAAGTAAACAAATTACAAATACATATTATTTTTATAATTTATGTGTAACTTTAGAAAATATGTATCCTCTTTTAAGTGAATATTTTAATAAATTTTCCAAAAGTTTTGTAAATATTAAAAAAAATCTTAATCTTGTTCATGAATATCATTATGTTCCTGTAAATTCTAATTTACAATTTTTTAATTATATTAAATTAGGAAACTATCAAGACCAAATATATCCTCTTATCAATCTTATTACTCGTTTTGTAAATTATCAACCCTATAATCTTAAACAATTATTTAACAAGCGCGATGAAAATGGAAATCCATCAGATAAGTTAATTTATGATGAACTTAGAAAACAAAGAATTGTAAAAGAACCTTCAAAAAAAGAAAAAAGAAACTATAAACGTAGCACAGAAATTTGCGATTTTCTATCAAAATATGGAAAAGTTAGCAATGATCGTTATTATCATTTAGATTTTGGAGGAAATGATGGAAGTGTTGCAAGTGAAATTGCCAAAATGTTTAAATTAAATAAAGAACAAATATATTCTGCTGATCTAGAAAAATGGTTAGGAAACTCTAAAAACTTTACATATCCTAATATTACATATACTTTATTAAGTGAAAATCAAAAACTTCCTTATAATAACAATAGTTTTGATTCTATTAGTTGTTTACAAGTTTTTCATCATATTGAATATATTGATTATTATATAAGAGAATTACATAGAGTTTTAAAACCTGGAGGACTTATTATTATTAGAGAACATGAATGTAGCGAAACAAGTCATCAGTTTCTTATTGATATTGAACATATTATTCATGAATATGTTGAACCAGATGTTCCAAATGAAGATATATTAAAATCTTATTGTGCATTTTATAAATCTTTTAATGAATTGAATTCTTTACTTGAGTATTTTGGGTTTGAACGTTTAGAACAACAATATGATTTTAATCCTAAATTTAACCCTACGAGATATTATTATTCAGTTTATAGAAAAAAGTAATTTTGTATTTTTGTA